TTAATTGCTAAGTGTATTAATATTATACTTGCACCAAGCAATATAGCTGTGATAACCAATCCTATTCCGTCTTTAGTTTCTCTAGTCATTTATTGTTCTCCCATATTAAGATTGCCAAAAACACTGCAAAACAGAAGTACCAAAATCCAATTTCTGATATTATGCTTAGCATTGTTTTGTCATCATGTTGTTAAGTCTATAAATAAGATTAAGAATACCTTTTCTTGTATTAATACCCATAACCTCATTATCTTCAAGTTTATCTGTAAGTACATGAACTAATATTTTCATTTCCATATACGTCATGCTACAAATAACTCCAACATCTTTTCTTGCCATTACTTCTTCCTTCTTTTTTTACCAAAGCAATCCCATTTCTTATGATATGATTTGAGTAATTTTGCCAGTTGTTTTTTCATATTAAGTTTTTTCTTAGATTAATATTCCAATTATCCTTTTTAGCTATTTCGTTAATTGTTTTTAAAGCTTCTACTTTAGATTTAAAATTAAAGGAAGCCCAGCTAATAGGCATTAAAAATACACCATCTTGAACATTTGCATAAGTAGCATAGCCAGATAATGTTTTTTTAATTCCGTATTCTTTAAGATTTGTCATATTTCCTTCCTTGATAAAGTTATATTTCAAATTGTCTAAGCATTTGTTGCGACTTAGAATGACATTTAACACAATATTTGGAATAGTTTTTTATATCCCAAAAAACTGTATGGTGCATTTTATCTATTGGATAGTAATTTTCACAAGCATCACAAAAATAACTTTTTGTTAAATCTTGTTGAGTTAATTTTCTGCCTATTTCTTTTTCTATTATGTTTGTCATATTTCCCTTTTGTTTTTTTGTTAATATAAAATCAATATAATTATAAAAATCTTAAAATCAACTTTAGAATGACAAATTGTGGATAATTTATACAAGAAATATATCAATTAAAACAATGACTTATTCGTTGCTATTTTGTTCTCTTTTTGATACTAGGGATTGTGGGTAAGTGCCTTCCCTTACCCACGTAATAAACAGGAGATAAAATGAGTCCAATTATTAAGGGTTATTCGCAAAGGTCTATTAGCAAGAATATTAAACGTGAGATGAAACGTGGTAAATCACAAGCACAATCTGTGGCAATAGCTTTATCAGTTGCTAGAACTGCAAAGAAAAAAGCAAAGAAATATAAATAGTGCAAATAGCGAAGGCAAACATAATTCATTCTGTTAAGCATCAGAAGTTCGTAGCTTCTTTTCCATGCGTGGTATGTGGCAACGATACCCAAGTTCAATGCTGTCATATAAGATCAATTCCTAAAGTAGGTAATGTAGGCAAAGGCATAAGAGATGATAGATTTTGTATTCCAATGTGCTTTACTTGTCATACTCAACAGCACCTTATAGGCGAATTAGAGTTCTTTGAAAAATATAATATAAATCCTATATTGATTTCTATGAAGATAGCTAGTATATCTCCTTGTAATAAAATTAACCAAGCCAAACAGGAAGGTGCATACAATGGAAAACTTAACTATCAAGAACATATCCGAAATAACAAAAAAAGTTCTTTGTAATCATAAACTATACAAAGACATAAATTTCTTTGACGTTCCACATAACAAAGTTTGTTTAGCAGTCATTAGAGAGATTACAGAATTATCTTATAATGAAATTGGCAAAGCTTATAATAAATCGTGGTTTACAATTTATGCTTCTGTAAAAGATACACAGAAAAATGGATTAAAAGCTTTTACAAATAAAGTTATAGATTTAGTAAAGGAACAAGTTAAATGAGAATTTTAGTTGCTTGTGAATATAGTGGGGTAGTAAGAGATGCTTTTGCAAAACTTGGACATGATGCTTGGAGTTGCGATATTTTACCAACGGAATCTAAAGGAAATCATATACAAGATGATATATTAAAACACTTAGATAATAATTGGGATTTAATGATAGCACACCCACCTTGTACTTATTTGTCTAATGCAGGTATTAGATGGTTTAATGAACAAAAATATGGAGAAAAAGCTAAATTGCGAAAAAAATTAAGATTAGAAGCTTTAGAATTTGTTAAGAAATTATATTATTGCAACATTCCTAAGGTTTGTATTGAAAATCCAGTTGGTTATTTAAATAACAATTTTAAAAAACCAGATCAAATAGTGCAGCCATATTTTTTTGGTGATGAAGAATCAAAAAGAACTTGTCTTTGGTATAAAAATTTAAAACCATTAAAGCATACAAAACTTGTTAAACCAAAAATTCATGGCTATTTAAAATCTGGTAAAAGAAAAGGCAGTCCAATTTATTTTAGCGATGGAATCAGTGGAAAAGACAGGCAAAAAATAAGATCAAAGTTTTGGAATGGTATAGCTGAAGCTATGGCAGCTCAATGGAGTAAAAATGACTGAAGGTTGGATAGCTTTACATAGGAAGATATATAACTCTAGTGATTTTAATAATCAATTAGAGGTAGCTGTTTTTTTATATTTGGTTTCTATGGCTTCGCATAAACCAACACAAGTTGTTTACAGAAAAAAGAAAATAACATTAAATCGTGGTCAGATTTCAATAGCTTATAGAGATTTAGCTAAGAAGTTTAATCTATCAATGCAGAATATTAAAACCATAATTAAGCATTTAAAAAAGTCAGGCAACATCAACCAAACTATAACCAAAAATTTAAGCATATATACCATTGTAAAATATAGCAAATATCAAGATATAGAACCTGCGACTAACCAAAAACTAACAAACAGAACAACAACCATATATACTAATACTACTAGTATAGATAAAAATATGTTAAGTCTTAGCAATATGACTGATACACCAAAGAAAATTACTATTCCTACCTTGCAAGACTTAAAAACCAAGATCATTGAAAAACCTAAAGAAAAAAACGAGTGGGAAATTATGCGTGAAAAACTTGACGCAGAAGATTACGAGAAATGGGTTCTGCACACATTAAACTCTTGAAATAAAACAATAATATCTTTATAACTACAAATAACTAGCTAGGTATCATGGGTGGTGAAATTCCACCCTACAAAAATTATATATTTACATAATCTTAAAATAACATTACTGATTCGCCTTATAACAACAGGAGAATGTAGTTATGGAAAAAACAATAGAAAAAGCTTTAAAGCAATTAGACAAGATAGATGATTTAGTTGCAAAGCTAAGAGACCAACTTGAGTCAGCGATTGACGACTATGAGACAGATGATTCTGATGATTACGATTCAGATGATGATTTCTCAGATGACGAAGATTTAGATTCTGACGAAGAATAATCTAATTAGATAAGCTGTAAGGCTGGAAGGTTATCAAAACCTTAAAAATCAATGAACAGTAAAATACTAAGCATCAAGCTTTGGGATTACACAATCATTTTATTATTTTTAATGCTAGTGTTTTTAATTGGAACATTTTTTCCAAACGATCACATTAAAGACAAAATAAGACAAAGCACTCTTGATGAAATCAGGAAAATAGGTTTTGGAGAACCTAAAGTGGATAACACTTCACCAGATAAGTTTATAGCAAGTATGCAGAAATGTATTGCTTACATAAACTTGGACATACACAAAGACCAACATATACCAACATCATTAATTATTGCACAAAGCATAGTTGAAAGTAACTTTGGAACTTCAAGATTTGCTAAGGAAGGCAATAATCTATTTGGAGTTAGAGTATGGTCTAAGAATGGAATTTTACCTTTACTGCAAGACGAATCAATAAATTGGCGAGTTAAAACATATTCAACTAAATGCCAGTCAGTTAGGCATTACATAAGCACATTAAACAATAACCATCATTACCAAGAGTTTAGACAAACAAGAAATAGAACAAAAGACCCTATAAAATTAGCTGATACATTAGACAATTTTAGCACTAGCAAAGAATACACAAATCATGTTAAGCAGATACTAATTAAATACAAAGGCAAAATATAATGGCTAATGAGACTACATCAACATCACTGAACAAACTTTATACAAACAAAGTTAAAACTAAAGGTACTTATAGAGTTTATAAACCAAAACCATTAAAGATGCCGAGAAAAAAGAAATGAAAAAACCTATTTGGGAAAAACAAAGACCATCTAAACTTGGCAGACCAAAACCATTTAATACTAAAACAAAAGCTTATAAAAAAGCTAGACGTTCTGCTGGTCAAAAATTCGGCAAGAAAAACAGCTTTGTTAAAAACCTTTACATAGCAAAGAAGCTTAAAAGAAAATGAGTTTACCTAACGAGATAGTCTTTGGAAGCAGACTGGTTAAGTTAGACTACATTGACAAAGAAATAGCATCTAAGAAAAAGATTTTCGGGGAATTTGACTCAGACAAAAACACCATGACCATAGACAACTCATTAAACCCTATTGAGATGAGCAACACTCTACTACACGAGATATTTCATTTATTACATGACGAATACAAAATAGATTTACCAGCTAAAGCAGAAGAAATAAGCTGTAATTCATTAGCTAATGGAATCTGCCATGTACTATACCAAAACCAGAATCTACTAGAGTTCCTTTACAAATCGTTAAAAAGATAATAATAGAACATTTAACGAACATAGTCGGTTAATATGGGTAAAGATATACTAGTAATAGATAAAAAAGATGGCAGGGGCAGACCCATTTTTGACTTTACACCTAAAATATTAGACCAGATAAAAGAATTAGCCAGTTATATGTGTAGCAAATCAGAAATTGGCAGAATTATTGGTTGTTCAGAATCTACAATACAAAGAAATCAATTAGCACAAGAAGCTTACGAACTTGGGGTTGCACAAGCAAAAAAGACTATTAGAAAAACCCAATTTGATATTGCTACTAAACTAAATTCAAGTATTATGGCTATGTGGTTAGGCAAAGTTTATCTTGGACAAACCGATAAGATACAAAACACTGACGACAATGTTCCTTTGCCAATCTATGACATCATAGAACACGAAGAACCAAAAGAAATTATTGAACTGAAAGTAGAAGATGGCAAGTAAATGCTTATTTTGTAAAAGAGAAATGAACAACAAGCTTGAACAACACATCAAAGCTTGTCATAAGTGTATTGTTGATTTGCTTATGAAGAAGCATAACTTAAAAGTTAAGAAACAAGCACCAGTAAAATTGAACTTGAAAAAGTATGAGTAAATTTAGTTTATTAAAACGTGATAAGAATCCAAGAGGTGGTCTTAGCAGTTCTGGCAGAAGAAGATATAACAAAGCAACAGGTGGCAATTTAAGACCACCAGTTAAATCAAGACCAGATACTTTGACTGAGTATAGACGTAAAGGTTCATTCTTAGTTAGAATGGGTAGCAGTCAAGGCAGACTATTTGATTCTAAGGGTCGCAAAACTAGATTAAAGCTATCATTAGAAGCTTGGGGTTATAGAGGTAAAAGCAAAGCTGAAGCAGTGGCTTTAGGCAGAAGATATTTAAGAACTTATCAAAACAAAAAGAAATGAATCAAATGTGTGGGCGAAAGAAACCAAAGATGCTAGATAAAAGTTTGCGAGGAACAAACGATCTTGAAGTAATTATTTATAATCTTAAAAAAGAAATAGACAGATTAAACGAGGAAGTACAAGCAAAGGATATTGAGTTAAAACAGCTACAATCCAAAGATGATTAATGTCTTTATTGGATATGATAGCAAAGAGAAAATAGCTTATCACATACTAGCTGAGAGCATACTAAAACATAGTTCAGTACCAGTATCATTTACACCAATTTACTTACCTAACATTTACCATTCATTTAATAGACCAAGAAATAGTTTATCATCTACTGAGTTCTCATTTAGCAGATTTATAGTTCCTTATCTTATGAACTATAATGGTTGGGCATTATTCTTAGATTGCGATATGCTGTTTAAAGCAGACATCAAAGAACTATGGGATTTAAGAAATGATGATTATGCTGTTATGTGTTGTCAGCACGATTACACACCTAAGCATCTATCTAAGTTCGGCAATCAAATACAAACTGTTTATGAAAAAAAGAACTGGTCTAGTCTAATGCTAATGAACACATCTAAATGCAAAGCACTCACTAAAGAATACGTTAATGATGCATCTGGTTTAGAACTGCATCAGTTTAAATGGACTGACAAAGTAGGTGGTTTACCATTAGAATGGAATTGGTTAGTAGGCGAATATCCATACAACTTTAATGCTAAGAACATACACTTTACAGAAGGTGGTTGTTACTTTGAGAATTATGAAGATTGCGATTACTCATCAGACTGGTTTAATGTTTATACGAATACTGTTAAGATTCAATTATGAAAGCTTTTGTAACTGGTTGCGATAATAACTTCACAGACATATTAGATTGGTTTTTAGATGGCTACCACAAGCATATTAAGATTCCATTATACATAGCTAACTTCGGCTTCTTAAAACAATATCCTAATTCATTCCTAGTTGCATCTGATAGTAGAACTTGGTTTTATAAACCTAAAGCAATAGAAAAAGTACCAGCAGATAAAATCATTTGGATAGACTGCGACATAGAAATCAAAGCAGATATATCTGATATGTTTGATATGCTAGATGACTGCGATTACCTTATGAGCAAAGACCATGCAGTTAGATCAGATAGATGGCAAACAGGAATAGTCGGCATAAACAATAAACAAGTTCTAAAGAAATGGTTTGATAGATGTGAGATGAGACAAGAGAGATCAGATCAAGAAGCTTTTGCTAAAGTACAACATGAGTTTAAGATAAACAGAATACCAAATGAATATCATGGTTTAAGATTAGGTAAGAACAATGATATAGCCAAGACAATTCATTGGACAGGAGAAGATGGAAAAAAGATTATTAGAGAAAAGATTCGTAAGCAAGAACAGGAATCCAAACATAATCGCAGTACCAATTAAATACGTTAAGTATTCAAATCAGTTTGATAATTGGTTATATTTAAAAGTTAGATCAGAACGAGATAACTTATACCTTAATGACAATCTAGCAAATCGGCGATTAAAAACATTACCTGATATTGATAACCTATTTAATCCATTAATAGTCTGGGCAGACGATAGTTTAATTTGTATCTTTGGTAATAAGCGATTAAAGACAGCTATTGATAAAGGATATACGCATATTGATTGTTTAGTTTACAAAGACTTCAACAGAGCAGTAGAAGTAGGCACATCTATTTGGAATACATTTAAACAACATGGTCTATCTAAAGTTGATTATTTATTAGCAAATGATAATCAAGCTATACTAAACATAGATAGATATATGGTGGAAGAAAAACAGTTCATAGATATTTACGCAACACATCAGCAAGTCTTAATCCAAGAAGCTTTAAAATCTAACCAAGATATAATGGAAACAGGTTGTGGTTATTATTCTACACCACTGTTAGTTGAGATAGCTAAGTCTAAAGGAATTAAGTTAATAGGATTTGTGCAAGATATAAACTGGGCTAGAAGATTTGACTATTTAATCGGTTCACATTATCAGCAAATACAAATAGACTTTAAACAAGAGATACCATTAACACAAAGATTTGGAATGTGCTTTTTAGACCATGAACAATTTGTAAGAGATAGAATTAAACATCTTAACAACATATTAGAACATACTGACACAGTAGTAGTACATGATGCTGATAAAGTTGAATCATTTGCCTTACTACATAAACCATACACTATTGAAATGCACCAACACTTAAAACCTAACACAGCAGTAATTAGAAATGTTTAACCCATACGAATACTTTAAAGGCAAGAATGTTTTACTAATAGGTAATGGTGAGAAGATAAATCAGATTGATTATACTAAATTCAATTCAGTAGTTAGAATGAATCTTGGAGTTCAAGACAAACCTTGTGATGTATGGATTAACAACCTAGTCTATGAGGGTCATAATATGCTTAAAAAGATTCCACAGATACGTTGCATTGTAAGATTAAACTTTGAAAAAGATGGTAAGAGAGCAGAACGTATGCCTGATTGGGTTAAGAAAAAAGCTTGGTTATGGAACACATACGATTACAGTCAAATGACAATTAGATATAATTACTACAGACCAACTACTGGCTTTGTTGCAATCTACTGGTTACTTAATCATTGTCAGTGCAAAGTAACTATTACAGCATTTGATTTCTTTAAAACTAAGAATAGATATACAATGGAAGAAGTAAGTCATATTGGAACTTCTAAAGGTTATAATCATGATGTTAAATTGGAAGAAGATGTTATTACAAAGTTAATTCAAAGAGGAATTATAAATGCCATTTAGCAAACCACAACTAGACGTATATACTTGTCCAAAAAGATTTAGAGTTCTAATTACAGGAAGAAGATTCGGCAAGACACACTTAGCTATGTATGAACTACTAAGATTTGCAAGTAGAAAACCTAACTCAAAAATATTCTATGTAGCACCAACTTACAGAATGTCTAAAGAGATTATGTGGAAACAAATCAAAAGACTTACAACTGAAAAAAGATGGATTAAATATGCCAATGAAACAGAACTAACTTTAATACTTAGGAATGGTAGTCAGATAAGTTTAAAAGGTGCTGATAAATCACCAGACAATTTACGAGGAGTAGGATTAGATTTTTTACTATTAGACGAATATGCAGATATACCAGTTGAAGCATGGACAGAAGTTCTGCGACCAACAATCTCAGATAAACACGTTACAGGAAATGTATTATTTATAGGAACACCTAGAGGATTTGGTAACTGGTCTTACGAGATATATCAAAAAGGTTTAGGAGATGACCCTGAATGGAAGTCATTTAAGTACACAACATTAGATGGTGGTCAAGTTGATGCAGAAGAAATAGAACAAGCCAAAAGAGATTTAGATGAACGTACTTTTAGACAAGAGTATT